GATAGCGGGGAAATACCATTTATGCCCTCGAGGTTTTGTGTATAAAGACTTGCTTTTATTTCTTTTTTGTGGTTAAGCTTGATTGTTGAGGTGGGGGTCTCACGCAAATCTATGGCTATAAAAGTTCCTAGTGAAGATATTCAGAAACTAGCTCTGGATCGAGTTTTGGAGGAAAGAAAATTTATTCGTAATCTCACCACCAATATGAGAGCTAATTGGCTCCGTTGGTACGAGATCACCAGATTGTTCAGGCTGAAGAATATGAACACCATTAATAGAGTGTTCTTGCCCTTGGGCTGGGAGCAGGTGGAGAAGATCGCACCTAGAATCACGGCTCACGATCCGGTTTACGAATTGATCCCCATAAAGAATAGTGCGATCCCATTTACGGAAATCATTGGGGATATACTGACATTTATGTGGGAAGAGAAGAACTTGAGGAGGCAGGCGAGATTGATGGTGAAGAATGGTCTGACATATGGGACTGGTTTCGTGAAGTTGGATATGGATACTATAGTAAGGAAGGAAATTGTGGAGAGGACGGTGGTGGATACGGAAACTGTTATGCTGCCGAATCCCGAGACAGGGGAAATGGAACCGCAAGAAGTGGAGATCGAAGAGGTGGTGGAAGAAGAAATTGAGATCTCTTCACTACCTATATTCAAGACTGTGGATATTTTCGATATCGATATTGACCCTAGGGTGGAGAGATTGGAGGATGCACGAGGTATCATACAAACCAGCGATAATGTCAAATATGCAGATCTATTGAGGGAAGAAGATGATTTGGGTTATTTCAACTTGGACAAGATCAAGGAGATAGGAGACCTGGATGCGGTAGATTCGCTTAATAAAGAGCAGAAGCTGGTGGATCGTGGAATTCCTAATATGAAAGGAAGCGCCGATGGTGCGAATCCTAAAGCTGTGAGCGGAATAGATCTGAATGCTTTGGTGGTTCGTGAGTATTGGGGGAGGTTCAGCGAGGATGGAGATCCTGCAAATGAAGAAGAATATGTGATTACGATTGTGAATGATACGGAAGTTATCCGATTGGAGAAGAATCCTTTCATCACGGAAGAAGATGCTGGGGGTATCCGACCATTTGAAATCTACGTGGATTCTGATGTGCCGAATGAGCTTTATGGTGTGGGGGAGATCGAGCCTACGGAAACTTTGCAGATCGGAATAAATAAGATTAAGAACCAAAGATTGGACAACGTGGATCTGGTTATGAACCGTATGTGGATTTACGATCGGAACACGGGAATCAATCCTCGAGATCTCAAATCCTTCCCTGGGAATGCTATCCCGGTGGATGATGTGCAAGGTCTCCAAGCTTTGACCACGCCAGATGTGACCGCCAGTAGCTATGCGGAGGAAGACAGATATTTGAGGGACTTCCAGCTGGCTACGGGGACTATCGATACGGCCGGTGGGGGAGGTAGGGACGATTTCGTGAATACGGCTACGGGGCAGAAGATCAGGCAGAAAGAACAGTCTTCCAGGTACAACTTGAAAATTGAAAATGTTGAAGATACTTTGGGAAGGATCGGCTTGAAAATGCTGAAGATGATAAATGCTTCGGGCGATGATGTTTTCGTTATAAGGAGGAAGGACGAGAAGAATGGAGGGTTTAAATTTACTAAGATAAAGCGCAAGGCGTTGACTGAAGCCTTGCAAGGTATGGCCGTGAAGACTAAGGCTGGCTCAACCATTGCGGATGATGCGGAAGATAGGAGAAACGATGCGATCGCTAGATGGAACTTGAGCGTGGCAGCTTTCAATGCTGGGGTTTTGGAGAAGGAAGATTTGGCGGAAGTGTTTCAAGAAATGGACCGGGAAGCTTTTGGTAGCAAAATGACCACCCCACGGGGCGGTAAAAAACGTGGTTTGCAGGATGTGGTTGCCGCATTGCGTGGAGGTATGGAGCGACAGCCACTAAATCCTGCATCAACCCAAATCAGCCCAGAGACTTTGGTGCCGAATGGCGCACAACCAGGTATAGGAATTAACCCACAACCAAATGTTCCAGGAACTCAGAGATAAATGGAAATTATTTAGAGAGGAGGTTCAGCTCCCTGCTTATATATTGGAGCATGAAGCGGAATCGGAATTGGCTTTCCAGGAATTGCAGAGGGAGAGACAGGCCGTCCAGGTTTTGACCAACCTACCAGGCTGGGAACTATTGATGAACTATGTTGATAAGAAGGTTGAATATGCTCGCAGTCAATTAGAATTGAAAGATGATCCGGATCTCAGGGCTGAGATAAAAGCCTACCGTTCTTTGAAATCTTTTTTGGCAATCTATAATGGATGATCGCTGTTTACGAGGGGTTTTGTGGTCCCTTCCGACGTTTCCTCTCGTAAATGGCAATGACTCAATATGGTATCAGAGGTCGCACCTCTATAATCTAGCGTAATCTTTAACCCCATAGTTTATGTCAGACGACGCTAATAAGGATGATAACCTTCAGGATCCGTCAACTGAAGACAATCAAACTGAGGACCCTAACGTCAGTGAAGACGATAATACTCAGGATCCGGAAGAAGAGGCAGACGACGGTGAGGTCGAGGAGACCGACGAAAAGCCTGCTCCATTCCATGAACATCCCCGTTTCAAGGAAGTCATCAAGGATAATCAATCTTTGAAGGCAGAACTGGAACAACTACGGAAGGATAGGGAGGAAGAACAAAATATTGCCACGATGTCTAAGGAGGACAAGGCTATGTACAGTATCAAAAAGAAGTACGGCCTGGCCACTCAAGATGACATCGCAGCTATCAGACAGCAAAACACAGCACTGCAAGAAGAACTGAAGTTTGAAAAGTTCTTACAAAAAGTGCCAGCTGCTTCTGAGAAAGTTGAAGCTATCAAAGCTTTGAGCAACACGCCAACCTACAAACATAAGTCTTACGAGTCTATATATAAGGAGGTGTTTGGCAGCTCTGACCCCAATCGTAAGGTAGTTAAAAGGAAAGTTCGTACTGGGATGAAGACAACTTCTTCAGGCGCGCCCGTCGGTGGCGGGGCGACAAAGGTATTTACGAGAAAGCAGATCGATAATATGGATAGTGCCACATTTAGAAAAAATGAAGCAAAGATCAAACAACAAATGTCAAAGAAACTAATCAAATAATTCTTAATTTTTAATCTTATGGCTAATAAGAATACGCATCTAGTGCGCTCAGAGGCTGTGGTAGATATCAATGCTGCTGCTGCAACTGCTGCGTTTGCTATGGATGCACCTAGAGCTGGATACCTCGTGCTGAATGAATGCTGGGGACGTGCCGAGGAAGCTACTGGAACTCAAACTGGAACACAAGGTGTGGTTTCCATTGAAGTTGGGGGGACAGAGGTTGCTTCTTTCACATGTGACATCAGTCAAGCAATCGGACACACACAAACATTCACACCGGATGGGACTAATGCAACAGCTGCAAATCCTGTATATCCAGTTGCAGATGGTGACGAAATCACTTGTGTCACAAAAACACAAGCCGCTGGTGGTACTGTGACAGGTACATACCGAATTTACCTCTCGTTTGACTACGGAGCGTAATTTACTATTTAATTTAATCTTAGTTTATGGCTAATCTAACAACGACAACTTCTGCGGAATTTATCCCAGAAGTTTGGTCAAAGATGGTCTTGAAAGCTGTTGAGGACAACCTTGTTCTTGCTAACCTTGTGACTCGCTTAGATGCAGATGTTAAAGGACGTGGTGATATTATCCACATCCCTAATGTTTCAAATCTTGCAGCGAATGACAAAATTGCTGGATCAGAGGTACAGCTTCAAGCACCTACAGAAACTAGTGTTACACTTACTGTTAATCAACATAAAGAAAGTTCTTTCTTGGTTGAAGATATCGCAGACGTGCAATCACAGTACAACTTAATGTCTCTCTATACAGATAAGGCTGGTTTTGCTATTGCAGAAGCAGTTGATTCTAGCCTGGCTGCTTTGGCATCTGGCTTCTCTCAAGTTCAAGGAACTTTCAATACAGCTATCACAACTGATGTGGTGCTTGATTCTATCCAAGATCTTGATGACGCTAATGTCCCTCAGTCAGACCGACACTTTGTATTTAGACCTGACGTGAAGAGGGATCTTCTTGATCTTTCAACTTACACTTCTAAAGATTTCGTATCTGGTGGGCCAGTTCAATCAGGAATGATTGGGGATCTTTATGGTGTTAGCACGTACATGTCTAACAATGTGTTGAGAGCTGGTAGCAATACTAGCAACATGATGTTCCATAAAGAAGCAATGGCTTTGGCTATGCAAAATGGACCACGTGTACAAAGTGAAAACTCTATTCGTGATCTAGGTAGCATTGTTGTTGCTGATGCTCTTTACGGTGTAATTGAACTCCGAGATACTTTTGGTGTTCTTGTACGAACTTAATATCCCTTAACCTTTTTAAATTATGGCAAGTATACAACTTGGCGCAAAAGATGGGGATGACAACTACAACTTAGGTACAAGTCTAACTGAAGCTGATATTCCCCTCACATTGGGGACAATCGCAATCGGTAACGCTAGTGGCGATGGAGTAGAGCTAGATGTTTCAACGGACAAAGGTATTATGATCGGTAACGGAACAACTGCTACTGTTGTAGCCCTATCTGGGAATGCAACTATGACAAATGGTGGTGTTGTTACAGTTGATTCTGCTACGGCTTCTTTTGCTGTTGGCGGTGACCTTACTGTAAATGGTGGGCAGTCTGCCCTTAACTTTACTGACAATGGTGCTGTTGGTGCTACTTTTACTCTTTTCCAAGATTCTACTTCTCCTGCTTCACCTGATGAAGTTGGAATAGTAGCCTTCGATGGTAGGGATGATGGAGCCGGTGCTAACACCTATGCTACTATTTCTGGTGTCATTGATGACCCCTCAGCTGGTGCTACAT